AGAAATTGTAAATGTTGAAGCAGTACCTGACATACTGCCTCTACTTAAACTTTCACTATTTGCGTTTATAAATAAAGCTCCCTTACCCACAGTAAAGGTATTAGTAAAAGGTAAGAACTTTCCTACACGTTGTCCTGTACCATTGCCCTCGTAGAGTGTGGAGTCGAAGTATTCTTCTAGGTTAGAATGTGTTCTGGTTGTAGATGATGCAAGGTTAGCTGTATTTAAAGCTAGGTAGCCACTTGGAGGTGCAAACTCAAAACTGCCCTGACCATTACCGTCTGTATTACTAGATGATATTGCAAAAGGTGGGTCTCCAAAATTAACGCTTACATTTCCTGTTACGGAACCACTGCTTATTGCAAACTGAAACCCTAAAGGTACTGAAGTGTCATTAACTGTAAAGCCACATTGAAAAGTATCAGTTCCATCTGTTATTTTTAAAATTGAATTGTCAGCATCCCACATGGCTCCGTAGGTAGTATCAGTAGTTACGGTTATAGAATCTCCACTAGTAGTTCCCTGAGTAAAAAGAGTTCCTTCCTCAGTGAAAGCTGGAGTTGAACTGAAGTAGCTCGCACTATTTGCCAACCAACTTGATGCATCCATCTGAGAAACACCAATCACAGCATAGCCATGAATTGTGGCAAACCTAAATTCACAGTACCACTTACCTGTTGATGGGATTGCCATACTTGATATAACAGAGGTATTTACTGGCGGTAGTGTTGCTGTTCTATTGCCATCACTAAATGATCCTGTTGATCCCGACATTAATGGATTTAGTAATGAAAACAAATTAGTTGGAGTATGCGTACTCGTTACTACAGTATTATTATTTGTAAAATTATTACCCTCACCACTAGCATCTGTTTGTGCATTTGTAGTGTTATCTAGGTAGAAGCCGTTTGTCCCAAATGTTAATGCTTTGATAGTAGCAGAACTCTTCGGTGTCCAAAACAAACCAGATGAATCATATTCTCCAAAGTTAGTAACTGCTGATGCTGTTCCATCTAAGATAACAGTTTCTGCCATATATCCACTTAGGCAAATAGTTCCAGTATCATCTGAATTATTACCTAATCTTAATACTTGGGTATTTTGATTTGCATTATTAAAAGCACCAGCCGAAGATCTATTGTCAGTTGCCCATGCTGTAACCAATTTACCATTAACACTTAGTCTAACTTTACTATCACTAGATAAACTAGTATTGTAAGCTACATGGATGTGATACCAACCAATATCCCGAAAAAGTTGTGTTGTTATTCCAATCGTGGTTGAACCATTATAGATATACATTTGGTCACTGGCATTCCAACCTAGTTGCCCCTCTGGTGAACTGCCAAAATTGCAGAAAACTTGGTTTTTGCTTTCACATTTGTATATCCAGCTAGAAAAAGTCCAGACTGTGTTCGATCCACTTCCCTGAGTTCTCGACAAACTTTGATTAACTTCGGAAAACAAAGCAGAGTTACCTACTGATACTAAACTTGTACCACTAGTTGCTGCTACTGCACCCATTAATAAATTATTATTAAACATTATTAACTATACTCCTGCGATAGTATTGCTTGTATATTTTCACCAGTGTCATCACTAGATATAGAAGCTACTATGTAGTCTAGTCTATCCACTGCACCACCAGAGGTAGAGAAGGTTGGATCAGATCCTGCTGGAAACTTCCAACAAGCATTCCATGATAGTGTACCACTACCACCTGATTGTACAAAGAATATACTTCCTGTTTGTCCTACTCTAGCATTTGTTGGTCTTGCCATTGTATGCGCTGCTGTCACAGTTGTCAAGAAGTTTTGTGCGCCTCCAAAGTTAAGAGATACACTAGTTACTCCATTGATTGCTGTAGTATGGACTGAAGCTGCTGCTGACTTAGCAAGAGCAAATGTACCACCTACACTTGTATTACCACTAACTCTAACAGTTCCTAAGAATCCTGAGTTACCTGTGATGGTAGCTGTGCCACCTATAACTACAGCATCTTCTAATGATACTGCTGCTGAAACCCTAAGAGTTCCTAAGAAACCTGAGTTACCTGTTATAGTAGCAGTACCCCCTACAACTACAGCATCTTCAAGTGATGTTGCACCACTAACTCTGACTGTACCTAAGAAGCCTGTATTGCCTGTTATAGTAGCAGTACCACCTATTACTACATTGCTCTCCAGAGAAGTTGCTCCTGCTACTCTAAGAGTGCTTAAAAAGCCTCCTGCACCTGTTATAGTTGCTGTGCTACCCATCTTAACAGTACCACCTATGGATACGTTATCTTTTAGAACAACTGCTCCAGTGACTGTAAGAGTACTTCCTAAGTTGACTGCACCTTCTAAAGATGTAGCTCCAGATACTCTGACTGTTGTTAGAAATCCTGTAGCTCCACTGACTGTTACTGTACCTAAGAAACCTGCTGCTCCAGCTACAGTTACTGTGCTAAGTAGATTGACTGCTCCACCTACACTTAATGTAGATGCTAGGCTAGTTGCTCCAGCTATTGTAACAGTAGAACCAAAGTTTGCAGCACCACCTACACTGAGTGAAGATGCTAAACTTACTGCACCTCCTACAGTTACAGTTCCTAGTAAATTTGTATTACCACTTACAGATACGTCATCTTTAAATGTTGCAGCACCTGCTACTGTAACAGTACCACCTACAAATAAGTTACCACCTACTGTTGCATTATTAACAGAGATGTTACCTTCTATAGAGGCTGTAATTCCTGTTAAGTTAGAACCATCTCCAAAGAAAGCTGATGCACATACTTTTGCATTAGTTGCTTGAACATTAGCACCACTGATTGTTACTGTACCACCTATATTGAGACTAGATGCTAGACTGACTGCACCTGCTATAGTTACTGTAGATCCAAAGTTAGCTGCTCCTCCAACACTAAGTGATGAAGCAAGACTGACTGCTCCTCCAACTGTGACTGTACCTAGTAGTCTTGTATTACCTGATACTGACACATCATCTTTAAAAGTACCTGCACCTGTAGCTAAGAATGTACCACCTACTGAAGTATTACCTGTTACGTCTAGTGTTCCTCCTACAGTTACATTACTCTTTAATGCTGCTGCACCTACAACTGTGACTGTACTTGCAAAGTTAGAAGCTCCTGCTACACTAAGTGAGGATGCTAAACTTACTGCACCACCTATTGTGACTGTTCCACCAAGATTTGTATTACCACTAACTGAGACATCATCTTTAAATGTAGCTGCTCCTACAACATTAAGAGTACCACTGACTGATACAAAGCTACCTACATTAATATAACCTGAGACTGAGATGTTTGTTGTAATACCTAACTCAGCTTCTACGTTAGAAAGGTTACGTCCATCACCGTAAAAGAATAAAGCTGTTACATTACCATTTACATTTACATTAGCACTAACTGATACATTATCATTAAATACTGCTGTACCACCTACTGACACATTAGTAGCTACATCTAAGTCTCCACTGACTGACACATCATTCTTAAACTCAGTCTTAGCTGTGAAGGTTCCTGCTCCTGTTACTGCAAGAGTACCACCTAGAGAAGTATTACCTTCTACTGATACATTACCCTTAACTCCTAAAACACCACTGACTGATACGTCATCCTTAAAGGTTCCTTTACCTACAACTGTAACTGTTGAGCTAAATGTACCTGCTCCAGTATTAACCAGTGTACCACCTATAGAAGTATTACCTGCTACAGCCAAGGCTCCACTTACAGATACATCATCTTTAAATACTGCTGTACCTGTTACTGTGACTCTCCCATCTATAAGAGCATTACCTACTGAGATACTACCACCAATAGAAGCTGTTAGACCTGTTAATTCTGAACCATCTCCAAAGTATTTAGCAGCACATACCGTACCTGCTACATGCATTCCTGAAGCTAGACTAGCTGCTCCTGATACTCCAAAAGTTCCATTAACATGTACAGAGTTGGTTGCTATTCTTAATGCAGTCTGAGTACCATCTGCTGTCTGTACGTTTGTTAAAGAGGTTGTAACACCTGTTCCTGTTGTACTTGCATTAACTGTAAGTAATGACCTGTACGTATTAGATATAAGTTTACCAGTAAAATTTGTCATATTGAATCCCACGTTCTATTTGCAAGTTGCCACGTTGTATTACCTATAATAGGAGCAAGTGTTGTTGGATCTAATGTCTCCCATTGTGCATATTGATCCCATGTTATTCCCCTACCACCTGTATCAGGTCTAGGATCTTGTACCATAGGATTGTCTCTAACATCTGGCACTTGATTTAATGGACTATTCTTTAAGTCATACTGTCCCTCAAAGTCTTCAGGACACACAAGTAATCCATAACTGTTTAATCTCATTACACTACGTTGATACACAAATCCACATGTATCACACATAGCCAATACGTTTGTTGTCTTACCTCTTGACATTAATTATAAAATGTCAGTCTAGGTAACAAATAGAGAGAAGCACGTTCACGATCTTCTTCCATTGCTCTAGCTAACATTTCCTCGTAGTTTGTTTTTAACATTGCTATCCTAGTGTCTGGTACAAGAGGACGCTTCATAGACATATAGTAAGCTAGTCCCATTGTCAAACACGGTAAAAATCTTTTAGGTAAATCTGCATTCTGATCAGCAGACTTATTCACATCAGTCATCTCACTTACTGTTTCTATCTTAAGTACATCTGTAGCATTCTCTGGTATAGGCCACACTGATAGTGTAGGATTATCTCTACCTCTACGTATGCTGTACTGAGATGGTCTTCCTATTTGAGTAGGTGCAGGAATAAGTAAGTATTCTTCTGGAGTAATTCTTGTAAGTTGTATATCTGTATTATCTCTACTAAGTACAACTTCAATAGCATTTACAGTATTACTACTTAGTTCATATGATGTCACACTAGTTGCTAGAGTTACAGCAGTAGTCCCTGTAGTCCATAATAGTATGCCTCTGTTCTGCCAATCCTTAAGCATAAGATTAACAGAACGTCTTGCAGAAGCAGGTTCATGACCAAGGGTATCTTCTCCCCCTATCATCTCACTAGCTTCTTGTATAACTTCATCTATGTCTAGATTAAAGTTGTATGTTCCTGATACTGCCATTATGTTCTATACCTTCTTGTCTTTCTTGCAATCTTCTTAGG